GGGCGCAGTTGGAGTTTCTGTAAGGGCATCGTTTACCTCAGTTTTATGGCATTTTCGCACTTAACTCAGGAACAGCGCAATCTCTGCTTCCCGGCGCTTCACCAGTCCGGGCAAAACTTTGCCACCGCCCTTGGTCCAAGCCATAAAAGCCTGCGCCGCACCTTCCCAGTCACCCCGGTTGGCTTTCATGCGAATGGTCGAGCGCTGCAGGTTGCCTAGTCCAAAGTTAAAGGAGATAGAGACAAGAGCGTCAAAAGCGCCTTGCCTGCCAGCAACGCCGGGAACAAGTCGTAGAACACCACGTTCAAAAGACGCGACGTCATCAGCGAATAGTTTCTCGATTTCCTCTTTGCTCCAGACACGGTTGTCCTCCGGTTTAAGCGGCATCTCTTTGCGGATCATGGCAACTTCTTTACCCTCGACCCGCGCCATCGGCAGCTTGATCTGCTCTTGGTACAGCACATGGCCGTACCCAATCGTCCAGATGTGCGCGGGGCAAAGGTACGGCTTGTTTCTGCACCCCTCAAAGCGGTGCATCAAATCTGCGCCAGCTTTGGAGAGCTTCACTTCTTGCTCCAGCCGCGCGAACCGAACCAGAAACCGATGATGCCGCCCAGCATGGCCATCTCGTCAGTGCTGAAGATGATGTCGCTAAAGCGCACCAATTCCTCAAGGTTTGTAATCAGCTTCTCGTTGTACCAGACATACCAAGCCAACCATGCGTTAACCAGCACCAACTCAATGACAAAGATGTAGGTGATGGTCGGGCGCACGGTGCCGATGTAGTTGGCAACCCATGTGGATGCCTTGGCGAGAACCGCCTTGTCGTGCTCTTGAGCGCCTTGGGTCATCGCAGCTTCTGCTTCAGCAATCTGCGCGTTGGTCTGCATTGCCACCTGCTCGGTGCGGATTTCTTCGATCTTGGCCTGAGCAGCAAAACCAGCAGCAGCCAAAGCCAATTCGCGCTCGGTCTGCACTTGGGCCAAAGCCAGCTCGTGCTTTTGGTCAGCCTTGTTCTGGAAGTAGTCCAGCAGTTTGGGCAAGCCTGAAATCAGCAGGCCACCGAGGGTAGAAATTAAAGACAGCATGTCATTCTCCGAGAGGTAAATTGGATTTCACAAATTCAATGATGGACTTGGAATCGTCCACGGGCAGCACGTAAAGCATGTCGAGAACCCAGTTGGCGATGATCGCCATGCAGCAAACCCGAATGAACCGGTCGATGCCCAGCTTCCAGTCTGTGCCAACTTCAAACCATTTGAGTAGCTTCCACACATCGTCAGCACCCGTTTTTACGACAGAAAGAGAACAGTTCCCAGCCGCCCCACATCAGGCCACAGAAGATGGCAACCGAGATGATGACCGCAATGGCCGTCTCAAGTTCTTCCTGATCCTTCTGCTTCTTGCGTCTGGCTTCTTCTTTGGCTTTGCCTGCGGCCTTGGCGGCTTCTGCCTCCATCACGGTGGCACGGGCCTTGATCTTCTGCCACACGTCCATCTTGTTGGCGTTCCAAAACAGGCGCTTAAGGTCTTCCTCAAACTCTTTCTGGGCGTCGATCGCCATCTCGATCTCAAAGGCTTTGCCCATTGAGGACCCACCAAACGTACCGGCCTTGGCCGCTTCAGCAGACGCAATCGCGTTGGCCTTGGCATCGAAATACTTCCCCAGCATGGGGGCCAGAGACTCAATGTTTTGCGCCGTAGCACTGGCCTTCTTGACCAACCGTACTGCGTTGTTTACCGCGTCAAGCGCGGCATCTGGATCAAGAAGAAGGCCGATCATTTCATCACCCACCACAGCATCGGAACAAGGTCAAAAGCCACCCACATGCACAGGCATGAGACAAGAACTCCGGCAGTGATTGCTATGGCCCAGTCTTTCATGTCCCACCCCCTAAAATACGCCCGCTTTGTTATGGGTTTTTCGTAAGCACCAACGCAAAAGTCATTCTGTAAAACGTGGCAATGTGCGACTGCGGGCGTATGGTGTGCGGAATTTTTGCATCAAAAGCAATGATCCGCCCCGGCGTGTAAGCGCTGGCAAACATGATGTTCTTGGCGGACTCGTCAAAAAATAAAGTCTCCCCGTGCCAACCGTCTTCCCAATCCAAATTCACGTAGTACAGAAGCACTTTGTCCTCTGGATGTGTGTGGACAAAGTTAACGTCCGCTGGTGTCGACAGATTTAAGACCGCTTTATTTAGGGTGTAGCCCACCAGCTCTTGGCCAACTGGCGTCTGCTGCAGGTGTTCAATAAGCCCAACGGACTTTAAATCTTCCTCCGAATGCCCGGAGTGCAAAAACTGATACCCTCTTTTTTCTGGGGTTAGCCCATCCGCCCAGCCAATTTTAAAAAAAGAGCCGTGCATATATTGGTACAGTTTTGATCGGTACGCCATATCAAACACACTGTCGTACAACCGCAATTTTCGACCGTTATCAACTTCAACCTCACAAATAGTTTGGTTGCGCATAAGGCTTGGTTGGGCGATTTGGTCGGTCATGGCGCGGGGATCAGGGTGTACTCACGTTGCACTTGAGCTCGCATTGCCGAAGCATCAGCCTTGAAGAATGGCTGGGACAAGCCGCGCATCGAGTCGGCATTAATCGCTCGCTTCGCCGCATTTGCCAAAGGGCCGTTTTCATTGCCCGACTTAACAAAAAGAGCCGTCCACGAAAAGTCGGGGATGCCCACTTGATCGGCACGGGCTATATTGCGCAGATGTCCGCTTTGCACCAAAGCCACTGAGGCTTGGTTTCCGCCACCAACCGTATAGTCCAAAAGCCCTGCTGCCAGCTCGGTGTAAAGCTGCGCAGTCTGCTTGTAGTTGATTGGCTCGGTGGTTGCACCAAAAGCTTTGTCGATGAGCGCCATCGAGATGTTTGTCGATGGGTGGGATGTTCCACCTTTGAGCCCGCCCTTTTCTTTTGACAGCTTTGCCAAAGAAGCCATGTCTTTGGCTGGGGAGTTTGCGGGCACCGTGATGTTCAGTGGTGTGTGCGTCAGACCCATAACTGGGGCGAAGTCCACCAGAGGATCAAAATCTTTTTGTGGGGTTGTTTTGGCCACATACGGCACGGAAAAGCTGCCAATCAGCAAATGGTTGCCAGCAAGCTGGTGGAAAGCGCGAAGCCCCACCAAGCCGTTTGCGCCGGGAGCATTGACAACTACAACCTCAACGCCCAGCTCTTTGGACAGAAGCGGCTGAATGTGCCGTGCAACTTGGTCAGAAAGCGACCCCGGACCAGATGTAGTGACAATACTCACAGGGTTCGCAGAAACACTCAGCGACACCCACAGCAACAACCCAAAAAGAAATTTCACAGCGCAGCCTCCATTGCATCAAACTTTGAGTTTACATCAGCTTCTGAAACGCCAACACCGTTTACGCGAACAAAGCCGTCAATCTGGCGACCCTCATCTCGTCTAGGTGTCAAACCAAAAGACTCAACCACGCTCCGCTTATTCAGGGGTATGGGTCGATCCCAGTAAGCCCGGTTGACAAAAACGGCGGGTGCGATGTTCGGCAAAGGCAAACCCAGCATGTGCGCAATTGCGCCGTCGAGGCACGGGTATTTCGCTGCTACACCATCAGTGTAAAGAAACGGGGCTCTAGGGTTCCAGTCAATGGCCTTCCATACACCTTCGTGCATAAGAAAAGCGACGTCGTGCATGCCCCCTTTAATTTCCAACGCTTGGCACGCGGCCTCAATATGCGAAACCAAGTCGCCGCACTCTTCAGTAGTCGCCATCCGCAGTGTGCCGGGCTTTTTACCACCAAGATGCTGGTGTCGGTGAGCGGCAATTACATGAACGCGCCCCTGAGCGTTTACTGAAAAATGAATATCTAAATCTTCATGTGGGAACGCGATCTGCGGCTGGTACACATAGCCACCTACAACAGAGTTGCGCGACTTTACAAAAGTTCCCGGAGGCGCAAGATACGGCAGGGCAACTACGGTTGTCGGCAAGGTAGGAAGGCCAGTCTCATGAAGTCGGTCCTTGTTCAGAATCTTATCGAGGGATTCTTGAGGCATGAAGCCCTGATGGCCCACCATGTTAAGTGTGGCCCGGTCGGTAAGGGGCAGCACCGAGACGCCTTCGGATGGGATGGATGTAATAGACACCCCAATACGCGCCAGAGTTGACTGGTAGGAAGCAATCCCCATGCGCTGGTCTTCCAGCGTCATATAGAGTTTTACTCCGGCCATACAATCGCCTCTACGGCTTCCACAGTTGTGGCGCTGTTGACTTGCTCTGCGAGTTGACGCTCCAGAGAAAAGCTGTTTTGGACATGCGCAGCTATTGCCTGAGCCAAAGCTGTAATGTCAGTTGCGCCCAAAGTAAGCCAACGGCCCTCGCGTGTTTTCCAACCAACCGAGGTCAAAGTGCCAGCAGAAACGGCGGCTTGCGCCGCAGCGATAGCCGATTGTGCGTTTCGGTCCGTGCTCACATATTCGTCGTGAAACCGAATTCCGTGGCACTCCATCTCAAAGCGATGCCCTGCTAACTGCTGCAGTTTGCGGGCTTTTACCCCCGCAAGTGACATGTCGGGAGCCACAACACCAGAGGTGCCGACCTGTACGGAGGTGACTTTTTTCTCTTGCTCAGCCCAGTACGCCACGGGGGCGTAAGCCTCAATCACGTTCTGCAAAGGTTCGCCTGAAGGGAGCCGCACCCCAATGTGCATTGTTTGACGCCCCGGAGAGGTATAAACAACTTCCATAACGCGAGCCGCTTCATCAACGGCGATGATTTCGTATTTGTAACCGATCATGTAATTGCTCCTAAACGAGTACCTGTTGCTAACCAATTGATAGTGCCGTTTCCGGTGACCGCCGCTCCAGCTGCGCCGCCCGCGCCAGCGGCAGCACTTCCTCCGGCAGAGCCCCAGTTTCCGCCCGAAGCCCCGGCAGTTGCATATGGTGCCCCGCTACCGTTGGGCGAACCCCCACCGCCCGCAGAGGCCGACGTACCAGCCCCGCCCGCGCCGCCGGGATATGTTGCATTTCGCCCAGCTCCACCAGCGGAGTTTGTGCTACCTGTGCGCCCGCCACCGCCACCGCCACCGCCGTATGTTGAGCCGGGGAAGCAGCCGCCTTTATCGCAGTAAGAGGAGTCGTAGGTGTTGCCAGCGCCACCACCGCCACCACCACCGCCTACCGTGCCGTTGTTTCTGATAGATACCTGAATAGACACCGCAAGGGCGGTTCCGCCCGCAAAACCAGTCACACCGCCGCCGCCGCCACCAGCGCCCCCCATGCCGATAATGAAGCCGTTATTAGTCAGCTCCACGCCATTTGGGAAAGAGCCGTTAATTGTAAGCCCCGGCGTTCCTGTGGAGTTCGCGCTAACGTAGACCCCGGAGTTAATGGTCGCAACCACCTTGGAAGTCTGATTCCACCCAGCATTGACCGCAAGGGTACGCAAGTTGGCGTTAGTTTGATTACTGGCAATTGCAAAGGTAAATTCGTTGGCTTTACCGTAAAAGTTGCTCATCGAGATTTGGCCAGAGGCAACCCCCGCCAGCGCACGATAAGAAGCCTGCCCCAAAGAAGCCTGTGTTGTGCCCGCAACACCCAACTCTACGTTGATGTTGTTGAATGAAATCGGGCCGGATGCTGGTAGTGGCATGTGCTCCCCTTATGGCGTGCCGTACGCGGTGATGTCACTTGCAGCAATTACGTTGCCAGACGAGTCAAGGGAAAATTTTGCGGTGCCACCGTAGCTGAATACAAGATTTCCGCCAGATTCAGCAATGGTCCAGTTGGTCGTGGCCAAAGACCCAGCACTACCCGACACGTTTCCTGTTACGTTGCCCGTCAAAGTGCCAGTAATTGCGCTACCTGCAGTGCCTGTCACCACGCCTGTAATGTTGCCCGTCACATTACCTGTGACGTTCCCGGTCACGTTTCCAGTCACGTTTCCAGTCAGGTTGCCTGTGACGTTGCCCACCACGGTACCGATGATATGGCTGTTTTGAACGGCAAAGTTGGTGCCGTCAGACCAAACCGTCATGACTTTACCCGCAGGGACTGCCACTCCTGTACCCGCAGCGGTCGTGTTTCCGATCACTGTCGAGTTGTAGATGGTGGCTACGTAGCTGCTGGCGTTGTAGATGGTGTACAGCTTGGAGGCTGGCGGGGCGTAGACCGCAAAGTTTGCACCCGTAGAGGTGGTCAACGCGATGGCCGCGTGAACAGACTGGTTGTCCGCAGCGGTGGAAGAACCGCCGTTGATGTACGTCAGCGCTTGATTGGCCGAGGCCACGGCAACAGAGACATACCCCGCCACCGCCTGTTCAATGACATAGGCCAAGTTGGTGTTGGTCGTCGCCCCCCACGTACCGGCTTGGTCGCCGGTTGTGATGAGTTCGATCCGAAGGTCTGGGGAGTACGTGCTCATGATGCGTCGCCTTTTGCCAATTGTGCCACGAGAGCCTCAAGCGCGTCCAGTCGATCCATCGTCTCAACCAGTGCCGGGAAGGCCAGAACCCCCAGCTTTTCGTAGTCCACCGCCAAAGAGCCATCAGGACGTGTACGCACTGCGCGAGGGAAAACACGCCGCACATCCTGAGCAATCACGCCGAAGTCTTGCTTCTGGACAAAGTAGCCGTCAGCACCACCGTGCTCTGCGATGTAAGCGTCAGTCCAGTCGAAGTATTTACCGCCAATCGCACGAACAATGCTGCTGGCGCTGGTGATCTCTTGGATGTTTTCTTTGAACTTGATGTCCGAAGAGTAGTAGGCGGTGATGTTGTTGGTTGCCCGGATTTCACCTGCGGTGGTGGAGCCAGCCGTGCCTACGCCCACAGAGTTGAACTGCGAGTTTTGTGTAGTGCTGGTGAAGGTAGCCGCAGAACCGGAAGCGTTCCCAGTCACGTTGCCAGTCAAGTTACCTGTGACGTTGCCGGTCAGGTTGGCGGTGATGGTGCCCGCGCTGAAGTTTCCAGACGCGTCACGAGCTACAACCTTAGAGGCCGTGTTTGTGGTTGTGGCGTCCACAGCCAGAGTGCCGGTTGTAGTGATGGTGCCGCCAGTCAAGTATGTGCCCGCAACCACCGAAGTGACTGAGCCGTTGCCTGTACCAGCGCCCAAGTTTGCCCGAGCTGTTGCCGCATCTGTTGCGCCTGTGCCACCGTTGGCCACAGCCAAAGTGCCACTGATATGGGTTGCCAGACCAATCTTGCCCCAAGAAGGGTCAGCGCCAACGCCGCCAGAAATCAGCGCATTACCGGCAGCTACATCCGCCAACTTTCCGATCGTCGTAGACGAAGCCGCGTAAAGCAAGTCGCCCTGAGTGTAAGAAGACTGGCCAGTGCCACCATAAACAGCAGCAATAACGCTGCCGTTCCAAGTACCAGCAGCGAGAGTGCCAACTCCAGTAATACCAGTGTACGAGCCGTTAAGCCGCGCAACTGGGAGGGTTCCTGATGTGATGTTTGCTGCATTGGTGGTATCCGTTGTTGCCGAAGCGGCCAAGCCAGAAACATCAGCAGCGGCGATGGTGCCCCATGAAGGAGCCGCAGAAACTCCGCCGCCTGCGCCAGTTTGAACCAAGAATGTCTTGGTTGTGGTGGTGTTACCCGCCAGCTTAGCCAACGTGTTGGTGGCTGACGAGTAGATGATGTCGCCCAGCGTGTAGGTTGTGAGTCCTGTACCGCCGTTGCCTGTCGGCAATGTGCCAGACACAGCGCCAGATTGGTTCAAAGCAACCGCGTTCCACTCCACGTTGGTGCCGCCAGCGTTCATGACCAGCGACTTGTACCCGGCACCCGCAGCCAGCTTGCCCCATGTGTTGGTGCCAGAACCGTACAGCAGGTCGCCTGTCGTGACTGTTGCTGTGCCTGTACCGCCGTTGGTAGCCGCCACGGTTCCAGTCAAAGAAATGGTCAGACCAGTGATGTCAATATTTGTACCGCCAACATAGTTCAATTGATCGTTGAACAGAGTGAATGGCAACGCAGTCGTACCAACCGTGATGGCGGCAGTCTGCGACAAAATGAACGAACTACCTGCGTTTGTTGCGCCTGCGGTTGTAAAGAAGTAAGCATTGTTGGTAATTTCGCCAGTGCCAGCGGTATCAAAGTCGGTCGCACGAGTCAAGATGTAGGGTGCGCCTGCGCTACCTGTCTGGGTAACAACATACGCGCCGTTGTTGGCTTGTGCGGCTTCATCTTTGACCAAAATGCGCTGCGAGGTGGTAACAACGTTGCCGTCCACAGAAAGCGCACCGTTAGCGTTTGCAGTCAGTGTGGCCCCAACACCAGCAGTGCCGTTGTTGTAAGTGTTGGCTGGAAGTGCTGCGGCAGTGGAGTACACCACCGATGGATGCACCGTAAAGCCAGTCGATACAGCCGAGTCAACATACTGCTTAGTTGCCGCTTGCAAACCAAGAGTTGGATCAGCATCCAACAGCACAGTAGACTGGAATTCAGCGGCTCCGGTAATAAGCGCGGTACCCGCCACGGACAGGCCGTTGGCCAACTCCACGTCTTGGTCTGAGCCCTTGATGCGAATGGCTTCGTTGGTTGTATCTGCGCCACCTGCAAACAGGACTACATCTTTGTTGGCTGTCTGGTTTCCAATGAAGAAATCGTCACCGTCATGAAATACATAACCGGAATTTGGCGTAAAAATGGGGTAGTCCACCGACGTGTAGTTTGAGCTGTTGATGCCCATGTCGGTGAATTTTGTGAAACCGTCTGTGGTCTGGTTGTTGTACACCACAAAGTCAGCGGAAGCCGAAGAACCGTTACTTTGGTTCAAGTTGTACACCTGACCAAACGAATTCACGTTACCTACGAACTTGCCCAGTTCAGCTTCCAAAGATGGGTTTGTAACGACATTTTCGCCAAGAACTGTAATGGGTCCGCCGTCAATCAGCGTTTGGCCATCGGGCTCTTCGTAAATGGCCCGCTCGGCAGGGTATGTAACAAACACGTCTTTGGTGCCAGCAGAGAAATTGACCAAGTTGCCAGCGTTGCTTGACTCGTACACGGTATCACGCGACAGGGTAAAAGTACCCGCAGTATCCGTTACGGTGCCCTTACCCACTTCCCACTCGTTGCCAGACTGCAACGCGATGGTGTAGTAAGTCTCGTTGCCATCGCCGATTGCAGCAAATGTTTGGAAGCCGTCGGCGGCAGAACCAAGTGTTGCCGTACCAGTGCCAGTGACGCCTGATGCAACCTTGACGCGATCTTTTAGAACGATGGCCATAAAAACCTCTTACGCTTGTGTTTTAACCACAGACCACGAAGTGCCCTGCGAGTCATTGATAATTTTCCACAGATAGTCCGCTGAATTTGCGTCGTCGATTGTGGCCGCATCTGAAAACGCCACGTCAAAATCTGCCGCAGCATCTGGCGTATCGTTCCCCACCGCAGCAACGGAAACAGTCGCGCTGAACTCAGAAGCCTCCACCAACGCGGAATCTGTGCCTGTTGCGCCATCCGACACAAACATTTGAAATGCGCCAATAGACGATGCGGCGTCAACCCCTGCCGCAGAGTCGGAAATATTGACGAAGAACGCAGGGGCTGCTGCGGCTGTCACCGAACCATCCGCTGCGTCCGACATGCTGGCTGTAAACGTGGACGCTGTAACTTGAGTTGCGTCGGCCCCTGTAGCCGCCTCTGTGAAAGTGGCCAAATAGATTGGGGACGCTTGAAGCGCAGTATCGGCCACAACCGCAGCGTCGCTAAAAGCGACGTCGTAGGCGACTGCTCCTGAACCAGCTGCCCCCAACGGGGCCGCAGCGAGTGGCGCGAACCCAAGCATTGGGGTGTTCCTTTACGCTGCGTCGAGGCTGAAGGTGTACGACACGTTCAGTGTGTCACCGCTCACCACGTTGCGGTCGCCGGGGGAATCGAAGTCTGCTTCCGAGAACAGGATGCCCGAAGTGCCGCTGGCCACAGTGCAGATGAAAGCGCCAGCCACAGTCGCAGTGCCAGTGATGGCAAAAGACGATGGGGAGCCAGTGCTGTCAATAACCGAAGGCGCTGCAGTTGTAGGAGTGCCGAAGGTCACAGCCTTACGTGAGCCGGAGTAGCTGCTGAACTCAGTCCAACCAGCATGCGAAGCCAGAGTATCCGCAGCGGCATATGTGGTTGCAGACGCAGGGCCCGTCACCAAGCCGAGGTAGAACGCAGCGGTGTAGCTGGAACCCTTGAAATATTTGTTGTTCATGTCCTGCAGGCCGGTGTTCACAACGAGGTTGTGCATCTTGCTGGACCACTTCAAGTTGCCGTCTTTGTCGAGGCACTCAACGTGATAGACACCGCCGCCTTTGGCGGACTCGCCAAAACCATTTTTAGCAACCATGCCAGCGGAAACGCTGTCTGCAGTTTTTGCTTTTTCGATAGCCATGAGAAACTCCTTTTAGGAAATACGGATCAGCGCACTGGTCGCTGTGTTAGCGGGCATCTGCACCGTGAAAGTGGTCGTGGCGGTTTTATCCGACCCGAAGTCCAACACCGCAATCGCTTTGTTGCTCTTGCTTGCATTGTAAATGAGGGCGCCCCGTGCAGTAAAGGCTGCAGGGTCCCATGATGGGTCGGCAAAGTCCACATATGCTGTGGTGTCCGCTGTCAGAACCGTCACGCCTGTTAGGGTCTTGCCACCGGCTGTGTAGCCTGTGCCAGATGTTTCGCCAGATGTTGTGTAAACGGTCGTTGCCGCACCCAAATTAGCAGTCGCCAAATACAGCGCCATCTTGATGGTGTCGGTCTCAAGGTCGTGAACTCCAAGCAGAATCTCCTGCTTAAAGCTCGTGGTGAGTGTTTGCTCAAATGCCATATCAAGTCACCGCCTGTCGGTATTGGCCAGAACGATACGCGTCCTGACGCTCCATGCCGTCGCCCAGACGTTTTGCCAAAGCCAATGCCTCGGTGTATTTGCCGTTGTACAGCGCAGTCATGTCGGCTTCACCCTTCATGAATGTGTTTGCCTCAACCAGCGAGCCGTACAGCAGAACGGAATCAAAGTTGTCACCCAGCCATGTCTCTTGCGCAGTGACGATCGACTCGGGGTAGTAGTAATAATGCAACTCAACGGAGTACACCGCCGATGGCGTTGGGCCCAGAATCAGCGAGAGTTCATTCGTGATGATCGGAGAAGCGTCGTTGGTTGTGGATGGGCCAAACAAAGCGTAATACTTTGGAATCCCGGTGCTTGTTGGACTTGGGTACGCCTGACGGATGAAGTTGACGTCTTTGTTCAACAGATACTCATACGCACCCAAGGCATCAATGACCGCCAGTGAATACACCGCCAAGAAGTCACTCGGGGCGGACAGGTATTTGTTGTTCGTCGTGGTGACGCCTGTGACGTTCTTGCGCAACGAAGGGAACTGCACCGTGTTGTAGATGCGCTGCTCCGCCTGCTTGACGAACACCGGGATGTTGTCAATGAAGTCTTGGTCGAAGTTCTGCGTGTAATCGCAGATGGCCGCAGTCAACTGGGTGTAGTTCATGTTCGTATCAGGCCATTGGGCCGCGAGCCATCACGCCTTTTGTAGCCGCGCCAGTGCCACGGATTTTGATGCCCGAGGTCTTGGTTGGCTTGTAGTCGTTGCTGTGGTTTGTGCCCACAGACACATTCATCTCGCGCATGTACTTCTTGTTGTCTGTATCAGGCAACACGGCGTTAGTGGCGGCGGGTTTGGGTTGTTTATACGTTGCCATGATGGGCTCCTTAAGATGTTGAGATTGTCACTTGGCCGACTGCTGTAGTCAACACCAAGTAGTTGGGAGTTAGCTCGTCTTCAAAGAACCGGGCTCCGCCAACAGGGTTCCATCCCCACTGGATGTCTCGGCTACCGCCGGTCAGATACCCATCTGGGCCAATACCGGCTGTGACATATGTCGTATCCCGACGAGGGTTACGCACTGCCTGCGGGTCATCCACAGGATACATGCCCAACTGCAACTGCGGCTGGTCAGGGTCCCAGCATGAGTCGCACACGAGAATGTTGACCTGCTTGGTCTTGATGATCTCTTTGCGCAGCTCGGTCAGTTTAAACTGAAAGCCACAACGATCGCACATGGCGATCGAGTTCTTGGCGCTGGCAAACCGATTACCCATTATGTACCGCTTCCGAGGTACTGACGGCGGGGCACAAAGCGGACAGCCGCCTTCTCACGGTCTTCCGTGGAAGCGAGCTCCCATGCTTCGTCGTATTGAGCCTTGAGCACTGCCAAGCGCTCTGTACCACCCGGAACCTTTAGGGCCAAGTAGTAAGCCAAACCTGCCACCATGCATGGCAAGAAGCGGAATGGCATATCCATTGTGTTTACACCTTCACCCGCATTCTGGATGCGGCGCAACCGCCAGTACACGAAGGTGTATGGCTGGCTGTTGTCTGGCACAGGCCAGACGGTAATGCGTGGCGTGTTTAAACGCTCAATCCAAACCTGAATCGGTCTGGCTTGCTGTAATTTGTTGGGGATCGTGGCGTATGTGGAGACGCTGATTCGGGTGATGGTCAGGTCAGCCTGTGTCGAAGCGCTGCCTGCGCCCGTACGGATAACGTGCTCCAGCAGGTCAACGGTGTCTTCCGGCAGGTTGTATGTGGCTGTGCCTGCCACCAACGGGATCGAGCCCTGCTCGTAGGTGAACATGTTCAACCCACGGTTGGCCCAGTCGGCAAACATCAAGTTCATAGAGCGGCGAGCAGTGCGCAGGTCGTAACCTGTACGCATCTCGGAACCCACGCGCTCAAACGCCTCCTCAACGATTTCCGTCAAGTCGAGGTTAAAGTTTGCAACTCCAGATGTGGCCATGATTTACTTCTTCGCGGTTTTGGCGGATTGACGAAATGCCTTCGCTGTTGGCGCACCAGCAGAACCGGGCTTACGCATTTTCTCACCAGAACCAGCGGCAATGCGTTTTTTCTTTGCATTGATGTTGGCATACAAGCCAACACTTCCGCCTTCAGCATATTCTGTGAAGTCGGTGTCATCCCGGCGTGCCTTACGGACGCCTTTGGGCATTTTGGAAGGGGCGATGGCCCCCATGCCACGGCTGGCCATCATACGATTTTCGCCTTGCGAGCGCCTCGCGCCATGCCCCAACCACGTACTGCACCGCCTTTTTTGAACGTTTCTGACGTGGCTTCTTTGTTCTCGTAATTGGTGTTAGTACCGGGTTTGCGAGTGGAACTCAACGACTCTGGTGTTCGGCGTGGTTTATACGCAGAATAGTTATATGGCTTAGCCATCTCTTCAGCTGTAGCACCCATCTTACGTGTGTAAGGCTTCGCTACTTCTTCAGCTGTAGCACCCATCTTACGTGTGTAAGGCTTCGCTACCTCTTCAGCCGTAGCGCCCATCTTACGTGTGTAAGCTTGTGTTGCTGGGGCAGAAGTGGTTTTTACAGCAGGTTTTCTAGCGGGTGTGACTTTTGTAGAGCCAGAAGACATCTTGCCGGGACCAGAGTCCACACGATGCACGTTGGTAGAAGGCTTGCTATCGTCCTCTACGTTCAACGAGCCGGGGCCAGAATCAACACGGTAAACGTTTGGGCTCACTGCGCCAGAAGTAGATTGATTGGCTTTGGTTCGCTCAGCCTTACCACGACCCGCGCCAAAACGGTTGTAGGCCTCAGAGCCCTCTTGGTCAATGTTGCCCATGCGTAGGCGCTCTAAGAGACCAACCTTTTCACCAGCGGAGGCTTTCAAGCCAGCTTCTTTGTCGGAGACAAGGTCTCCCTCATTGAACCGACGTGGTTTGCGTGTTGCCATCATCTACTCCTTAACGGCCCATCTTGACCATTGTGCCTTTTGTGTGACCCTTGCTAATGCAACCATCAGCGCGAGTCACGCCGCCTTTTGCCATCTTCTTCGGAGGAGTTGCTGGCGCTGGAGGGGTTGAGCTTGCAGCGTTATATGCTTTCTCAGCTTTGGCGCGGTCTTTTGCGTCTTTAGCAGCTTGGATCGCTTCCGCTATTTCTTCTTTAGTCGCCATGATTTACTCCTTAGCAGGCTTTGCCGCCGTAGGCCATCTTGACCATAGTGCCCTTGGTCTTGCCTTTAACAGCGATGCCGTCTTTGCTTGGAGCGGCTGTTTTGACAGCGCCCATCTTGGCCACGCCGCCAGCCTTCAAGCCTTTGTGGGCTTTAGAAGCGGGTTGGGCTGCATGCTTGGCCAATGCTGCGGGCATGCCTTTTTTCATCATATCGGATTTCATATCGCCACCTTCTTTAAATTTGCGGCCCTTGTCCGCAGTTGAAAAATCTTTGCCCACGGACTGTGGGACCCCTACTTTCTTCGCAAATGCCGGGCTGTGGGCCACGGCATTCATGAAGTCGTGCTGCTTTTTACTCGTCGACGGCATTGCTCTTGCTCCGACCAGTCCAACCACGGACGGTCTCGGTCTCCCAGATGCGGATGCTGGTCCACACAATCGTGAATACTGCTGCGATTGAAGGTAACATTTCGATCAAGGTGCCCAGCACCGTGAACACCGATAAGGCGTCCACAATGTGCTTTGAGTTTTCAGAGAGTTCGTGTTTCATATCAGCAGTTCCAAGCCCGAAGGCTCTTGTTGATACGGGAGTTTGGGTCTTTCTTGGCCTTCTCTCCGGTCAGCTTTTTCTTCATGCCTTCCATCCGGGCGCAGAAAGAGTCGCGGCGTTTGCCGCCCTCTGGCTGGGGAGCCTTCAGGCCGGGTTTGCCGGGGTTGGCCTTGTTGTATGAGGCCCGCCCCTTCGCGTTCAAGCCGCCCTTCTCGGACTTGCCTTCCTTGCGTGTCCATGCTGGGGTCTTAGCCATAAAAAACCGTCGTCAAATCAATATTGCTCATATAGGCGTACACAGTCTTTGCAGACAAAATGCCTTGGCCGGGAATGAGCAAATAGTTTTGATACGTGTCGCCTGCCGTAGTTTCAACCGTCAACAACCAAGTGCCGTTGACAACATACACGCAGCTTGCGCCTGCGGTGATTGTCGCGGAGTTGGGACTTGTTATGGTGAAAGTGTTAGCGTCAACACGAGTGATGGAGTAGTTGCCAGAAAAAGCTGCGCCGCCTGTGCCAAGAGTAAAAGCAATACCAATCACAGCGCCTGTGGCCAGCCCGTGGGAGGATTTTGTAACTGTTACCGTGGTGCCGGATTGTGCGTATGTAGCCGAAACCGGTGCGGTAGTCGTGCTAAACAAATCCAACTGCCCTGCGGAAGCAGTGCCCTTATAGGACACGCCCTTAACACGCGACCGCGCCTGCAGCACAATAAAGCCACTTTGGTGTAAGTGGCCACTAAGTACGTCGGTTTGCATCGTCATAATCAATCTCCTGTAAGACAGGGGCCTAAGCCCCTGAGATCAATTAAGCGTCAGCGAAGGGGGTGACAACAGAGCCAGAGGCCAGAGCCACGCCAGTCACCATGTACTTATTCGCGGCCAACACAGTCACAGTCACGGTCGAGCCAGCGATACCGCCAGTGGTAGTGCCGTTGAAGTTGATGACGTCGTTAGAAGCACCGGGGGCAAAAGCAGTCACAGCGCCAGAGCTGTCAGTGTCAACCATCACCATCGAGCCAATGAACTTGTCGGTGCCGTTGGTCTTCAAAGCCCAAGCGGAAGCGGTAGTCTCCACCACGAAGGTGTAGCTGGTGCCGACGTTGTTCACGGTGTTGGGGTCTTGGCCGGGGCCAGAAGTCACAGGGTTAGCTGTGGTGTTGATGGTGGGCAAGGTGATGACCAGAGTTGCGTCGTTCGTACGGATGGTTTTGCCAGCGTATGTGGCGACATCCAGAGTCACGGTGTTGGTGCCGTTTGCCAAGTTGACAACAGTGGCGGGGCCTTGAGTGATGAAGCCAGCCAACGAGCGAACTGGGCCTTGGAACGTAGTTTGAGCCATGATATTTTCCTCATGCGGTTAATGTGTATCTGTCTGCATGACGTCGGCCCGGAGCCGTCAGATACACCGGAAAGTCCGGGATTGATTGCAATATATCACTCTGTTGTTGGGTGGTCAACGTGCTTATTCGATTTTTTCAAGTTTTCTTCTTGCGTGATGACCCGCAGATTCCACGGCACATGCAAACCGCAAACGTCTTCGCCCTGCAGGGGCACTTCATGGTCAACCGCATGCCGCACACCAGTAGCCCGACTGAGTTCGATGGCCAATCGGTACTTCAACCGTATTTCCATCCGTTGCTCTGAGGTCAGCCACTTAGGAGTCGCATCCCGAAACCGTCTACGGCGCAAGCTAACAAGCTCGCGGTACAGGTCGGGGTTGTGTTCTTTATATTTTTTCTTATAGGCGTTTTTTGCAATGTCGGGCCGCGCTTGCGCCGACGCAATTACCGCGTCTTTGTTACGTGCGTAGTACTTCTTCTTGGCTTTCTGCCCCGCTTCCGATCTGTTGTATTCTTGAAAGTACGCAGCCCTATTTGCCAGCGCTTGCGACCATTCGATCTTCAAGCAGTCAACGCATGCGCCTTTGGTTTTGCGCGGGGCAATGTGTCCGTGCTTGCAAGGCTCCCCGGTGAAGTAGTACTTGGCCCCGGAGGCTTTGGCTTCCGCACGGGTCTTGGGTAGGTTTGTGGTGTCCATATATGCCTTGGTGTTTCGATACCGGTAATTATACACCAAAGAAAAGGGCTCCCAAAGGAGCCCTTAAACCCTTTCGGATTAGGAGCCGCTAGAGCCCCAGATACCGAGCGGATCGCTCCAGCCGAAACTGTAGCGCTCACGAGCCTTGTAACGGACGTTGCCTGTGTCAAAATCCCCGTCCATCGAAGTCTGCAAAGCAGAACGCTCGAAGTGCTTCAAACCGTTTGGAACGTCTGTGGTCAAGAACCAAGCGTTTGTGTCGGTCAAGAAGTTGTTGACAGTGTAGCCACCAGAGACGGTGCCCAACTGCTTCAACGCGTTGATGTCGTTGTCAGCAGTACCAACACGCAGTTCGGTGTCCAGCAAGCGCTTGGCAACGAACATCAGTGATGGAGGGATAATCAACTTGACTGGTTTGGCAGCGATCAACAGACCGCGTTCGTCCACCCAAGCAGCGATCTGGATGGTAGCGTTTTCCAACGAAGTCTCGTTCAAGTCAACGCCAGTGGTTGGGCTGTTGTAGTTCACACCACCGCCAACCAAAGGATGACCAACGCGAGTACCGCTGGAGTTGTTACCGAACAAAGACACGCCGTCGCCGCCGAGAGCGGTGCCAGCAAAGCCGGTGTTCAACACGCCAGCAGCTTTAACCTGCTTGGTGTAAGCCATACCGCGAGCCAAAGCCTTGGTGTAGCGGGCAGACAGACTGTCGTACAGGTTGTCTTCCACAGCTTCTTCGGTGATCGAGAAGCCCAAAGCGATGGTTTCGTGGGTGTAGCGAGCAGTGAAGGCTTCCTGCGCGTTGTCATAAGCGATGGCAGAGCCTTCGTTCTTGACAGGAGCAGCGCCAAAACCGGCCAGCTTGGTTTCTTCTTCGAAGCTACGCTCAGATTTCTCTGTTTCGTAGATTTCTTTGTGTTGCTCGCCGTAACGTGCATATTCCAGACCGAACAAAGCGTTCAAGCCGGGGAGCAGTTCTTTGAGCAGTTGTGCGCGTGAAATTGCCATGTTAATTTACTCCTTACAGACCAACGGCGTTGGTGTAGCTGTGATAGCCGGGGTTGATCTTCACCAACAGGTCGGTATAAGCATCGCCCACTGTGGAGGTGATGTTTTGAGGGAAACCGACCACGCGGAACGCAGCAGTTGTGGTGACAGCAGACGAACCTGCAACCACGGAAGCGGTGGAGTTACCAGTAGTTGTGCTACCGGTGGCCACAGCGCCAGTGGAGAAGAACACGTTTGCGCCCAGAACGGCTTGTGTGCAAGAACCAGCGGACTGGACTTGGAACACGACATCAGGATCGTCAATCACAGTAGCAGTGATCACACCAGTCACGCCGGTGGGGTAGTACTGCGACCAGATTTGCTGACCTTGAGCGTTCACATACGAGCAGCCAGTGAACACACCCACGATACCGGTGTTGGCAGTGCCAACAGGGAAACCGTTTGTGGTTGCATCAGCGCCAGTAGCGGTTGCAACGGCCAGATAGCCATCAGCGTTCACATACACGGGCGAACCGTTGTAAATGTTCGATGCTGTACCAGCTGGGTCGATCAAGAAAGTGCGGGTGCTTCCAGCGTAGGGAAGACCGCCGATCTCGTTTACGGCACGCAGGCCGTAGGGAGAAGCAGTAGATGCCATTTAAGGACTCCTTGTTAGTTAGAACCTGAACCAAACCCACCGCCACGACTTGTCGTTGACTTGCGGTCAGCGAAAAGAGGCATGCGAGGGTCGTTGTTTCGCATGAAGCTGTTGTCGACAGACTCCATCTGGGCCTTAGCTTGTTTAGCGTAATACTCATCACGGGCTTGGGCTCGCTCACGTGGCATCTTGCAGAGCATGAGGCCACCAAGTTCGACGTTGCCAGTCTTCGCATTACCCTCCAGCATAAGTTCCGGATGGTCTACTGCCTTGACCGGTTCCCAACCTTCACGCATCTTGGTAGACACGTTCGTGTTTTGGGCTTCGCCAAGTACGTGCGTCGCAATCCAGCGATACACCATACCGGGTTCAGGGGTAGGATCAGGCAGCGCACTCGCAGGTGTATACACGTAACGAGTTGTTTTTTCGCGTGACTCAAGGGCACGAGGGTTCCGGTTAGTTGTTTCAGCCATTCGATTTCTCCAATTTTGCTACTTCAGCAGCGTATTGCTGCGGGGTTAATCCGTACTTCTTTGCCAACGCGAGCTGCGTAGGTGTCAGTTGTACCTTTTTTGCTCCAGTCGAACGAGTCGCAGGTGCAACAACCGAGGTAGGTCGCTTGGTTCCTTCGCCGGATTTTGGCTTGTCTTCGTCCTTACCGAAAACTTCGGGGAACGTTGACTTCATGCGAGCGTCAATTCGCTCGAAGTAATCGTCAGAGCGGGGATCAACCCCGGAATTGACTAGTTTTTGGTGCAGCCCTAGTGCAAAGCTGGTGATTTCCTCATACCCCGGAGAACCGAACCACTGGTTTTTTGCCTGCCAGCGAGCAGTTTTATCATCCAGTTCTTGTCGTGGTACTTCTGTTTTCTGAGTTTGTAACTCAGATTCTTCCACCTGTAAAGGGGTAGGCTTGAAATTTTTTGCAGCCTGCACCTTCATTTTGGCTTCAGTCATCGCCTCTTGGGCAGCAACTAGCGCATCGGCGTCGCCGGATTCGTAGGCTTGTTTGTACTGCCGCTTGGCATTCTCAAGCTCACTGTCAGCAACTTGCAGCTGGGAAGCCGCGAATTGCTCAGTGCCGCTGTTGACGTACTCTTTAAGCTTGCGGTTCTCCGCAACCATGTGCTGCGCAAGGCGCTCCAACTCTTGCTTTTCACGCAGTAGCGCTTCTTTAGCGCGTCGCTCGTCATGACGTGCATGTGTCAACTCCTGAATGCGCTTTTTAACGCCGTCGGAGTATTTGTCGATTTCCTCGTCAGTAGGATCAGCCACCTCACGGTCCAAGGGCTTGCGGCCTCGGTCTTTCTCGGGGGTGTCGTCGATGATCTCGACTTCAACTTCTTCCTCTGTAGAGACAGTTACTTGGGAATTTTCATTCTCAAGTTCATCTGGGAATTTGAACTCACTCATTTCTACTCCTTATGCACGGGTATACCCGCGTGGGTCTTGCACAACACATTCAATCTGGTCGTCGTTCAGAACCCTGAACTCTTTACCAAACACCTTGAAACGCGTACCTGTGTAGGTGCGCACGAGCACAAAATCACCCTCTTTACACCATGCGCCCGATGGGAACTTGGCAGGGTCTTTGTACGCGTCTGGTCCGACCCGCAGCACGAACAACACCGTGGTGGCGTGCTCTTCAGCTCTCAGGGTCGCAGCATCTCGAACAAGGTCGAGGGTCGTGCCAGCGATCTTTTCATCGACCTCGGGTACGACACACAGCAGCTTGTACCCGGTAGGGACAGGCAGCGCTGATGCTTTGGTTTCGTTGTCAGCCTCGGCCTCGGGGGCGTCGATAGGCTGGATGTGCTTTGGCAGGCTGATGCCCGGAGGCAGAATGATTTCACTCATCTGATTGCTCAACTTTCTCTACAAGGTCAAGGATGTGACGCTCTGCGATGGCTAGGCCTTGAATCACCCCACAGAGTTTTTGGTAATCGTCAAAAGAGCGACACATACCACCCGCCAAGTCATCGGCGTAGTTGTTCATGTCGGTGCGTAATTTCTCGCGCAATACGCGTGCGAAGTCGGAGATCATTTAGTTGGTTTGCCTTTCGGAGGTTGGTTGCGTTGCTGCTCTTTCAGGCGCAGCGCCTGTTGGTGCGCTTGAGCGTTTTGCGCCAGCTTCATCTGGTGCTCTTGTGCAGACATCTGGAGACGAGCTCGGTTGGCCTCCAACTCTTGCGCCTGACGCATAGCGTTTGTCTGAAGTTCTTGTTGGGCACGCATAGCCGCAGTCTGCATCTCTTGACGAGCTTTTGCAGCGGCGATCTCTGGGTTCTCGCCCTGACGCGAAGCGACTTCTTGCGCCTTGAGCATGAGCTCTTGCTGCTTGGCAGCGGCGTCGGCTTGTGCCTTCTGTTGTTTGATCTGCACTTCTTGCTGACGGATGGCCAGCTCTTGCTGCTGCATCTGAACCACAGGGTCTTGGGCTTGCTGCTGAGCCTGCTGCTGAGCAGCTTGCGCTTGGTTCTTCTGAAGAACTTGCTGAGCAGCTTGTGCCATCATCTTAGACAGCGCCATCTCAAACTGTGGTGGCAACTTCTCGTCTTCGGGAGGCAGTGGCATGCCCATCTGCTGTTCAATCTTCTGGCGATAGCCAAAGCCAACGTGCTCTGCAATGTGAGCCATCATGGCCGCTTGGATCATCGGAGCCCGTGGGTTCTGACCAACCAACTGCATAACGATCGGGTCTTGCATCGCCGACATGTGGACTTGGATGTGCGCCTCATGGTCTTGGTACTGGAACGCCTTGACTGGCTTGCCCTTAAGAACATTCTGGTTCTCAGACACAGGATCAGTAGGCTTCAAGTCCTCTTCCAAAGGCACGAGCTTGTCAGCGTGCTTGATGCCCAGCACCTCCAACATGCCACGGTGCAACTTGGGCAAGTCATAGATGTCAGGAGCCGACTGCGCCAGCTGGATCACAGCTTGGTACTGCACCACGCGCTGAGACAGAGTAGCTGCGTTGGGGTCGCTCACGGGCATGATGTCCACGTGACGGTAGTCGCTCTTCTTCGCGCGAGGACCGATCTCGCCATCGGGCTCGTAGGTGTACTCGTCGTCTGTGTAGTCGCGGATGATCGCGGCCAGCAGCTGGAGTTCTTGCTTCAAGGTGAAATGCACCCGGGCCTGAACAGCCGTCATTACTTTGAGCTGGCGCTCAAGCAAGGCAAGTGTGGAGCCCACAGGAGCGTTTGCGCCCATGTCGCTGATCTTCATGTCAGCGGTAGCAGCAAAGCGGCGACCCTCTTCAACAATATTGCTCAGCAGCGCCATCAGCACTTGGCTAGGCTCTTTGTATGGCAGTGGCAGAATGTTGTCGCGGATGCTGCCGGAGCCCACATCCACATCACGGAACTCGCCGGGAGCGATCGGAGTGTCGTCGCCTTTGATCCGCAAGCCACGGGACTTCAAACCACCGGGCAAGTTGCTCAATGTACCTGCGTCGATCAACTGACGCATCAAGCTGGTTGCCGAGTTTGCAAACCCGCCGATCAGGTGGAATAGACCGAAGCCATAAGCACCAAAACCGGGGATGTATTGGTAATGCACGAAGTGCTGACGCTTCAAGTGCAGATCGTCATCTTCTTCCCAGTTGCGGCGCAGAGCCAGCACGGTGTTGTTGCCACGGATGTATGTCATCACGTACGGCAGTGCAATTCTGACTTCTTCGCCCTCTTCGTCAGCATCTGCCCGTGGGTCACCTCTGACGATCAAGTCCACATGCGACTCGCACAGCGTGTAACGCTCGTCGTTCAGATCAGCAAAGCCCGTCTCTTTGTCCTTGGCCTTGTTGATCTCGTCGATGTGTTTGTCTGGAGTGCCGATGTCTACGTCGCGGTAGAAGCCTGCCTGCTGGAGCTTCTTGATCTCGTTCTCGGTCTTACGCATGACGTGCGTGACGCGGTAGCAAGTCTGAATGTCCGAGGTGCCGTATGGCAGCAAGATGTCTTCGGCGGGAATAAACACAGACACCTGACGGCCAATGTTCGGGTCGAAGTACACTTTCTTGAACGCCGAGCCCGTAGCTGGCAGCGACCACAGCATGCGCTCATGCTCAGGGCGGAACTCCTGCATAACCTCGGTCAGCTGGAAGTTCATGTCGTCTTGGACGCGAGCAGCGGCTTCCTTCTTCTCAGGCGTTTCCTTGCCCACAATTTTTGTGCGAACAGGGCCTTGAGCCGGGAAAGTCTCAGTGATTGTCTCTGACTGGAACCGCACAACGGCTTCAGTAATCATCGGGTGGAACACGCCAGACGCGCCATCCCAAGGCTCGGTACGCTCTTCAATCTGCAGGCCCAACAACTTCAAACCTGTGACGTATGCTTTCTCCCATTCCTTGCGGGAGTTCTTGTCGTTGTCAACGTCGCTGTCTAGCTCGCTGACTAGTGTCATCAAAGTACTTTCAGGCAAGTACTCGGCCAAGTTGGCATCAAAGTCGTCGATGCTAGGCTCGGCTTTCTCAATGTCGATCTCCACGTCGCCCATGTCGATGCGAACCGCCTCGGGGTCGATGATCTCAATCTCGATCGGTTCTTGCTGCTGCGCGAGCTCGTCAAGCCCCGCTGGTTGCTGGTAAAGCGCTTTGTCGATGTTCGTGGCCATGTGTCAATCTTTCAATAGTATGCTGCCCTGCGGCGAGTGAAAACGCGGTCTTCTTTTTCATCAGTATCAAGTGTGATGAAACCGCCCTGCCTAAACCGCAGCAGCGCTTGTGTCGTGGAGTCAACAAGGTCGTCGTTTGTACCGCTGGGAAAGTCGTTACACTCTTCCATTACTTCCTTTGCCCACCTGCGATCCGGTGCCCACACTATGCCAGAGGCAAAAAGGTCAGACACAGAATTCACACGCGCTATTTTGTCCTGTCCTTTGCCCGGAGTAAACTCCCCCACAGGCACGCCCATCCGTCGCAGCTCCTGATAGAGCGCCGAACCGTTAGACTTCTTCTCCACCACGAACGCGTCTGGCTCCCACTCTCTGTACTCTTCCAGCACAAGCTTCTTGAGCTCAGGAAACTCTAAACGCTTCTTGATAGCGTTCAACAAAATAATGTTGAAATTGTTAGTTTCCTCGTTGAAGAACACACCCCACGTTGTAAGCGCGTTGTAATCTGAGCGGTTGTTTGCTTCCTGCGCAGCGTCCAAAGACATGATGGTGAACTCGCAATCTGGGGGGTATTCCTTGTCCCAAATCTGCCACCACTCACGCTTAATAAGCGCCCCTTCTTGAGACACTGGGTTTTGCATGTATTGGGCTTGCCAATACCGTGGGTCCATGCCCGCTTTCTTAGACAAAAGCTCTTCAAGCGACCAAAAGTCGCCCCACAACGGTTTGTCGTTCAAAATTGCAGGAAACTCTACGACCTCCCAAGGCTCTACGTCTGGCTCCCTGATCATCTGGTTGATCACCATGCCCGTCAGGTCCAGCTTAGACCACCGAGTCATCACAATAATGATCGCGCCGCCCGGCATCAGACGCTGTAAAGGACCAGACTGAAACCACTCCCAAGCAGGGAGAAAAACATCAGGACGCCCAGTTTTTGCTTCTTGTTCAGAGTGGGGGTCGTCAATAATAAATAGGTCAGCCCCGCGACCAGCAAGTGCGCCGCCAACACCGATCGCAAAATACTCGCCCTGAAAGTTGGTACCCCATCGAGACGCGCTTTTTGAGTCCGCCTGAAGCTCAACTTGAGGAAAAATGTCCTTGTATGAGTCCGAACCCACCAGATTTCGCACCCTACGACCGAAGTTCACCGCCAAATCGGCAGTGTGGGAGGACATGATGATCTTTTTATGTGGGTATTTGCCCAAAAACCACGCTGGTGCGAGGTAACTGATCATCTCTGACTTGCCGTGACGGGGTGCAATGTTCACAATCACCCGTTTTTTCTTACCGGCAGCAATTTCTTCAAAGATTTTTGCTAGTTTTCGGTGGTGTGGACCCACTTTATAGCCGGGATACACGTGGTCAATGAAGGTTAGGAAGTTGTCCTTGCCCATTTCTTGCGCTTTTTGGGCATACCACGTCTTGATAAGCTCCAAAGTACGGCGTTTTTGGTCCTCCGCCATCATCGGAAGGGCCTGCTCCAGCTCCTGAATGTGTTCAGTCGTCAGTTTCATCAGGCAACTTATCAATTCTCTTAGCTTGCACATCCATCACAGGCTGTTGAGACAGACTTGTGATGCGTTTGAGTTTGTTTAGCGTCTCTGCCAGCTCGTTTTCCACTTCTTCAATAGACTGAGCCTTGACTGTGACTTCGGTGCGTTTCTTAAACGCATCAACTCCATCAACTTCACCTAACGCTTTAAGTGCCTGCATCCTTACTTTGCCGTCTGGATGCTCAGATTCTTGCAGTAGTTTATTTACAACGTACAGCTTCAGATCAGCGAGGTCACGCACAACCATACCGCTGTACATAGCCACCATACCGCCAAGATAGGCAAGAGTCTCATTTGGGTATTGTGTTAAATCGGGTGGGGTTTTGTTTGCCACGACCTGCTCCATGAGCTCGTGGGCTTGACTGCGGTTTTCTTCGGTAGGTTCTAGGGGTCTACCTGTGAGGTCCGAGATCATCTTTACGGTGCGGGCCCGCATTTCGATCTCTTCTTTCGGAGAAAGCTCCGGCATTGCCTCGGCCAGAGAGGCAGGCATTGGGACATCCCAGTCAATATCAGGCATCAGCGGTTCAGTCATGGAGGAAACGATACTCCTTTGGTGCGCGAAATATACCACGTCTTTTGTAAAGGAGGTAGGAATCCTACCCGGGGGGTGTTTCTATATAGAGGGGGGTGGGGTCGGCTGGCTGGAAATTTGAAAAATGTGGGGTGATTTGTGCAGGTTTAAGTGTATAGGCTGTGCGGGGGACCCATTTGGCGAGCTGAGGGGTGGGGGTACGGTGGGGTCAGAATCCCGCCAAAACTTTACAAATCATTAGAAGTTATGGCATAACAGAACCATGCAGAGCAATAGTGCTGTGCATAACAGGAGATATATATGAAAGCAATCAAGACAGCTTGGCTGTGGCTCACACAGTACATGGTATGCGTCAAGTGGGACGGCGTTGAGAAGATTCACTGGGCGAAAACAGAGCGGGAAGCGCTCGAATGGATGCAGTGCTACAGCAATGATGCACTGGCGTTGTACGGCAAGCGCGGCAAGATGATCGCCGCACGCTGGACAGTTTAACCAACGGGGGCTTCGGCCCCCACTTACTTAGGAGAATGAAATGAAAGCAAAGCAACCCACCATCCAGCAGACGATCAACTCGTTCGTGCACGCTGACCCCTTCAACGCACTGTTTGTGTATGAGGCAATAAACCGCCATGTGCAGTATGTCATGCACCTTGACCCCAAGGACCATGAACGCTCGCTGGTCAGTCTCAACCTGATGCAAGAGATTGCACAGGATTGGCACAACACAACACATCCGAGTAAGTGATGACTACAGGCCAGACCAACATCTGGCGTGTCCATGTGCGGCAGGCAACGCTTGCCGCACTACGCGAACGCCGCCCACTTAGTGCAATCAACCCTCGTGCTGTGTTCTTCCACGCAATACGACAGGGAGTGATACGCGCAACATTCATCGCCAAGATAGAGGGCGATGAGTTCAGCAGATACCCACGCCGCTGACCACAAGCCATCCTTTCGAGGGTGGCTTTGATACCAGTTATTTGTCGCCGCGTGCGTGACGCGTGTGCGTGGCTAGCGCATGACTTAGCTTTTCAGGCCCCGCTGAAACTTTACATTAGTGTCTAGGGTCTGGCATAACAACACTACGGCAACGCTGATATCCAGCGCCCGTAGCTTTCAACAAAGGAGAAATCATGAAAGCAACAAAGTCTCTGGGTCAGTCGACCCTTTCCGTGTCTAGCCTGAAGGATGCAGGCTATCAGTCCGCGATCAGCGGTGAACGAATGGATACAGTGGCACGCTATGTATTCGCTGAATGCCCCGGCTTCACCACTGAAGTCCCAAAGGAAACTTTGGCGGCGCTTACTGAAGGCTGGGCGCTTCGCTGGCAAGAGCTCAACCCAGCGAAGAAATACAACACCGACTATGTGCCTAGCGCCACTGGGAACATTGAAGTCAGTCTGGCTTTTTGCCTGTCCTATAGTCAACAGGCCTTCGGTCAAATGAAGAATGAAGACCCAGTGAAGCATTCTCTGATCAAGGGCATCCGCGATGCCTTCAGCAAATACAAGTCTAACCGACTGTCTGACCTGAAGACAGCTGTTCGCCGGATTGAGCGTGAAGGCGAAGCAAAGACCAAAGCCCCTACAAAGGGTTTCGCTGAATACATTACCGACAGCTTCACCACGATGAAAGCGCGATGCAAAACGGCTAGCGCCCGGGGCGATAGTGAAGCTAACGAAGTGAATCTGGCTGTTGCCATTGACGCTTTCAAGCGCGCTTACTACCGCGCTGAATAACCAAAGGGGCTTCGGCCCCTTTTCTTTTGGCCTTTGATACCAGTTATATGTCTCCGCGCGTGTATGCGTGCGAGGGCAAGCGCATCGTCCAGCGTTTCAGACCCCCGTGAAAACTTTACTTATCGGCTTGGGGTGTGGCATAACTTAATCACCGGTTGACGAGGTGTTGACCGGATTTTTTGGAGAATCTTATGAAAAAGCAAAACGTTGTTTCGTCTTTCAAAGACGCTGGTTATCAAGCCGCCAAGCATGGCGAGGGAATGGCGAGTGTCGCCAAGTTTGTTCTAGAAGAGTGCCCCACATTCTTGGACACCATCCCTGATGAAGTTAAAGCCCAACTGCGTGACGGCCACGCCTTGCGCTGGCAAGAACTTAATCCAGCCATTCGGTACACTGCCGATTGGGTTCCGGCCAAGGACGGCGGGACTGAGGTGTCGCTGGCATATTGCATGAGTTACTCTCAGCAAGCATTTGGCCAACTCAAGAACGACAACCCTGTACAGCACAGCATCATCAAGGATGTGCGGGACAAGTTCAACAAGTACTCGTCCAACGTGATGGGTGACCTCAAACGCGCGGTTCGTAGATTGGTGTCTGATAACACTGAGAAAACAAAAGCCGCGACTAAGAACTACACTGAGTTCCTCAGTGATATGTTTACCACTTGCAAAGCACGATGCAAGACGGCTAATGCACGAGGTGATGCAACTGCCCCTGACGAGGTTGCATTGCGCCAAGCGATTGATGCTTTCTATGCTAAGTTGAAGTAACTACAGACGCCCGACCAGTCGAAAGATTGGTCGGGCTTTTTTGTGTCCATTGATACCAGTTCTATGTCTCCGCGCGTGTGCGTGAGCAAGCCGATGACTTAGCGTTTCACGGGTAGGTGAAAAGCCAATTATTCCAAGATTCCAATCCTGTTTGGAACTGGAACGAGCTAATTGGAATTTTGGAATCAGGGCGAAACTTACACGAAATTGGAATTTTTGCGTTTTATTGTAAAGTGGACGAATATGTCAAGTAAAATTGGAATCGACTTTCTTCAATTAAATCAAGGACTTACAGAACAAAATTCCAAAATTCCAAAATTCCATTGGAATTTTAGAGGGGAGGAACCTTACAACTTAGTTTTTTGGTGAAACGCAGATCGTAAGAGGCCGTCAGCCGGTGCATCATCAAGCAATTCCCCTTACTCCGCAAACAACACGCAAACCCCCGCCCCTATCAAAACTACTTGGAATCTTGGAATTTTGGAATAAGTAAAGAGATAATATATTATATATATACTACTACTACTACTACTAACACTAATTCTGAACTTAAAAGTATTACTTTCCAATCTCAATTCCATCCCAAACCAAATTCCAGAAAAACACCCATTTTGGAACGGATTCCAGCCTAAAACACTAACTTTACAGTACGCCCATTTTCACCCCCACTTATCCACACCCACAAACAAAGTTATCCACAGAAACCAAGCCAAACCCCACCTACGCCACGCCCAAACCCCCTCCTCTGCCGATCCCGCCGACATACATATATACACCACCACGACGAGTTAACTATTTTGGTCTACATCTATTGATTAATATGTAAAGTTATGTTATAATGGAGTTCTGGTTGGGGGAGAAGCCAGACAACACCATCACTTACCGTTTCACCTCCCCGTGAAACATTGGAGAAAATCATGAAAGCATCATTCCTCGTTTCCACTGCCGTTCTCACTGACCCCGAACTAAATAAGTTCATCCCGAGAACGGTGCGCAAAGCGTTGCGCGTTACGACCCCCAAGGCGCTGGTCAATCACGACTGCATAAACACACCCACTGCTGACCAGATCGTCAGCGACTGGCTTGCCGTTCACGACCCCCTGAATGACAAAGCATACTTCAGCACAAACACAGTTGACTCTGGCTTTGACATCACGAGCGCTGACGAGTTCGGCGACATCGACAACGAGCTGGACGGACTCACTATTCACGAGGCCATGAGCGAGGCCGACCTGTGGCGCTTCTGCACAGGCTACGACGTGTTGTAAGCAAATAACACAGCATATAACGCTCAACATAAAATCACTAACGGTGTAGATATAACTATGTCAAAGAAAATTACATTCAAAGAGGTGCCCATCGGCACATCGTTCATCAGCAACGGGAACATATGCACCAAGCTATCGACCCGCACCGCAGTTCTTGTGCAGTACATGCGGACCTTCTACTTTCGTGCAGACGAGGTAGTTGAGGCTGTGGCCTGATTAAAACCGGAGAATAATATGAAGTCGTGTAGAAACTGCGCCCACTCGCGCCACGATGGGTGGTCGGCTCATAGACCTAACCTGATATGCCCTTTGTGGGCAGGGACTAGTCTTGAGGTTGTCGTGCGATTCTCTGGAAGTATTGAGGAGAACAAGCAAATCGACGCCAAAGCTCGGGCAATCGCAAACCGATGCGGGGCATACACACCTGAACCCCAAGCGGATACCCAAAAATAGTTGGGTCATAACTATTGCACAATATGTAAAGTTGTGCTATAATAGAGTCTGTGGTCGGGGAGCGGATACGCAAGACGATCACTTATCGTTTCACCGGTTGGTGAAATTTCAGTTCATTCAGTTCAATACAGTAAGGAGTCCATCATGGGCGCAGTCAAATCAGCATACACAGCTTGGCTCGAAGCCGAAGCCAACGGGCACATCCACCCCGCCATCGCGCAAGCACTACGCGCGGTGCAACCTCCACCCACACCAGAACCGAACACCGTTTCACCCACCCCTGAAACGATGCCGACCTATGTCTACGCTTTGTACTGCAATGGCGTATTGCTTGATCTATACAAGCTCCGCGAGACAGCCGACTACGAGTGCTACCTCTGCCGCATGGGTGAGGAGCAGTACCGCATCTATGACGAGGACGGTGATTTCCGCCGCTACGAAGTGCGTGAGTTAGAAGTATTCACACACAAACCACACGACGCTCGCTGAAAGGTAAACCATGTCTCGTATGAAACCAATATGCGATAAGTGCGGAGATAACTACTCTGCCAAACGAGCCAACGCAGGGTATCGCCTGTGTATGCCATGCGGTGAGGACAACGCGCAACTACGCCGCTTCACCATTGCGCCGCTTCACAAGTCCAACTATATGCTCATCACAGACTATGACGACTTGCGCGGTATCAACAACAAGGGAGGGTTGCACCGATGATCCAAGACCTGACCAACGAAGCCTACGAAGCAGGCTTGAAAGCGGGCAAGCAGATAGTCATCCTCGCCAAAGAAGTGTACGGCAGACAGATGCTGTATCCGGCGTGCGAGACATCGCGCTTATTCGCCGCTATTGCTGACCGCTCCACCTTGTCTGAAGTAAACATCAGACGGATACGACAACTTGGGTACGAGGTGACAGTCACCTATCCCAAGCCTTTAATTTTCGATTTCACCAACCCCTGAACTAAACGGAGAAAGCCATGAACTTTGAACTTCAACAACCAAACCATTTAATCTCGCTTGCATCATCCGCACTGATTGTCTCTGTGGATGTGAATGTATGGACTGCAACCAAGCAAGACCGAGTTATCTCTAACGAGGTGACCGCATCCAAGAACGCATCAGCAGACGCTGGTAAGTTTACGAAGAACTTATTGTCCAGCTCACCAGATCACAAAGCGCTGTTGAACTATCGGCAGACGGTATATAACTGGCTTCAGCGTTCTACCTACGACTGGGCGGGTTCGATGCGCTTGCTACCCATCATCAATCTTGAGCGGTTCAAGAAAGAGTACGAGCAACATGAGAAAGAGTTTGGCGAGTTGCTGGACAAGTTCATCATTGCATACCCGCAGATCATCAGTGATGCGGCGTTCAAGCAAGGCGATATGTTTAATCGTTCAGAGTACCCTGACACGCAAGAGGTTCGCTCCAAGTTCCGAATCAAGCTTCATGTGAGTCAGGTTCCAGCGAGTGACTTCCGTACGGGCGGCATCGCTACTGCTATCGCTGATGATTTAAAACAACATTACGAGCGTCAGACCAAAGACATTATTGACGCTGTGATGGCAGATGCAACTGACCGCTTGATTGAGATCGCCGAGCGTTTGCAAAACGCCTGTACTGAAGCAAGCGCAGATGATGACGGCAAGGTACGGCGCAAGAAGATTTACGACAGCACATTCACACAAGCCAAGGAGATATGCGAGACCATTCGTAACTTTAATCTGACAAACAATACACAGCTAGACGCGGCAGTAGATCAACTATCGTCAGCGTTGCGCGATGTAACTGTAGAGGATTTGCGTGAGAGTTCATACAAGCGCAGTGAGGTGCGCGAGAACCTAGACGAGATGCTCAGCAAGTTCAAACCGATCAAGACTTACGCTTGATTAAACAATCATTCACCCACCCCTGAAACACTAAGGTAAAACCATGTCAAAAGTTAATTTCACACTCTCTGTCTCTCTCGAAGAAGCTAAGACCGCTATCAAGACTGTCGGTCAGCACATCACTCCGATCATTGTCTCAGAACCCGGCGTTGGTAAGTCCACTATCTTGAAGATGCTTGCGTCCGAGATGGACAACGACGAGTACGACTTCATTTATGTTGACTGCCCTGTCAAGGACATGATGGACGTTGCAGCTTCCATCCCGAATCACCAGAGCAAATCTCTTGAGTACTATGTGTCTGACTTGTTCAAGCTAGGCAATGGCAAGAAGAAGGTCATCATGCTTGACGAGTTTATGAAGTCTCCCAAGCTGTTGCAGATCATCTTTACTCGACTCATCCTTGAGCGCACTGTGGGCGATGTACCGCTGCCCGAAGGCTCCATTGTCTTTGCAACAAGTAACAACACAACAGACGGTGTGGGTGACTCCATGTTGTCCCACGTTGGTAATCGTGTGACTGTGTTGAAAATGTCTAAGCCAAACGCAGAACAGTGGAATGTATGGGCGACAGCCAACAAGATCGCTCGTCCTATTCGTGCATGGGCATCTATGAATCCCCGCGCGTTCTACTCATACACCGATGGCGGTCAGGATGACAACCCATTCATCTTCAAGCCAAGCGGTACAGCACAGCAGTTCGTGTCTCCCCGCTCATTGGCTAAAGCATCACCTATCGTTTCATCCAAGGATGAATTGGGAGAGCATCTGATGATGGCAATGCTGGCTGGCACTATCGGCGAGGCGGCGGCGAAATCTATGGCGGCGTTCATCGCACTTGAGAGCAAGCTGATTAGCTTCAAGGATGTTATCAAGGCACCCAAGTCCATCACTGTGCCGGAAGATATTTCTGCTCAAGTAATGATGATGTTCGAGGCGGTCGACTGTATTGAGACACAGGATGATCTGAGCAAGTATATGGAGTTCGTCAACCGCATCCCATCGTCCGAGGTTCAATCAATCTTCTTCACGATGATTATGCGCGGCAAGTCCAAGGTTGCGCGATACAACACAGAGGTAATGAAGTGGGCCTCTGAGAACCACGTCTTGATGTAAACAACTAACCAACGGAGAAAGCAAATGAAAACCAAACAACTGCCCAAGATCGGTGTCCCTGTTGCATACAAGGGATGCTACATCGTACGAGTGAACGATGGCTTTGATTGCGTTGACCGGTCATCTGGTCGATGGATTCACCTGCCTGATGCACGACGCGCGAAGTGGAACGCAACAGTCTGGTCACGCCTGAGTGACGAGTTCGGTGGCTCATCCATTCGTGTCTTTACACCTGAGCAGGTGTTGGAGGGGCTGAAGTGACAACATACGAAGACCCAAGAGACACAGCACTGCGGATGGTGAGTATGTACAAGCACAGCAAGTACACACCCGAGGAGCGAGCGACAGATCATGCGTTTTCGTATGACAGCAACAGCTCGCAACGCAAGTTCTGGCTTGCAGTCCTCAACCACATCAACCAACCGAAGGGTAGAAATGAAAACTTTTGAGGTGGAACTACAACGCACCAGCTATGTCACCGTAACGGTGGAGGCTGAGAACGAAGACGATGCCGAGGCGCTTGCGTGGAAAAAGATCGAGCAAGATTGCGTCAACATCAACGACTCTCACTGGAGTCTCGAATCAATCGAGGAGGTGTTCTCATGAAGCCCTACTTCACTTACGCAGAGACAGCATGGCGTGTTGCTTTGCTGACATTCTTAATTGCAGTCCTGCTGATGGACTTGTTTATCTGGAGACCATGATGGAACTAACACTGACAGAGATGTGGCTGATCGTGTGGGCGGTAGCCGCTACTGCCTATGCGCTCAAGTACCGCGAGGAAGCGAAGATGACTAAGCATTTGCTCAAAGCAATGCTCAAAGAACAGGCTGTGTACGACAGGATGAAAGCTGACCACGACACATTCATTAAGGAGTTAAAAAATGCTGACTGAAGAACAACGAATCAAGAAGGGCCACATTGCCCTGATGAAACATCCCGAGACTGCGCTGTGGTCTGGTGTGATGATGATGGGCGAAACATCTGTCACTGATGACGCTGGAGTTACGGCGTATACCGACGGCGTTAACAAGAAGTATGGCCGAGGTTTTCTTCAGGCAGTGTGCAAGGAGCAAGCCGAGGTCAACGGTCTCATCTTGCATGAGAACTTGCACATTGGTCTGCGCCACATGATTCACAGCATTGACCTGTTCCGTGAAGATCGACAGCTTGCGAACATGGCGGCTGACTATGTGGTCAATGACATCATCATGAATATCAAGGACAAGTCTTTGGTGAAGCTACCTACCGGCGGCTGTTATGACCCGAAGTACCACAACATGAACATGCGTGAGGTCTATCGTCTGTTGAAGCAAGAGCGGGACGAGAATTGCAGTAACGGTTCAGGGGAGGGTGAAACGCAAGGTGATGGCGATGGGTCGGGTGGCAGTAACGGAGGTTACAAGTTCGATGACCACGACATTGACGGCGAAGGTTCCTCACAGGGCATGACCCCAGAGGAAGCAAAAGCTATGGATGCGCGTATCGACAGGGCTATCCGCGAAGGTGCGTTACTCGCTGGCCGGTTGGGTATTGACTTGCCACGAGCCATCACTGACATGCTTGAGCCAAAGGTCAACTGGCGTGAAGTACTGCGCGAATTTGTATCGGCATCTTGCAAGGGGCGTGATGAATACACATGGCGCAAGTTCAACCGCCGAGTGGTTGCCAATGACATCTATCTACCGACAGTGGAGAACGAGACTATCGGAGAGATTGTTGTTGCTATTGACACATCCGGTTCGATTGGTGAGAAGGAACTAAATGAGTTCGCCTCAGAACTGGTATCAATCTGTGAATCAGTCACGCCTGAAACTGTGCGCGTTTTGTGGTGGGACACGATGGTTCACGGTGAGCAAGTCTTCACGGACAACTACGCAAACATTGGTTCGATGCTCAAGCCCAAGGGTGGCGGTGGAACTAGGGTTTCATGTGTCAGTGAATATCTAGGTAAGAACAAGGTCAACGCTGAGTGCGTCATGGTGTTTACCGATGGTTTCTTAGAGAGCGACGTGAAGTGGTCTGTCTCTGCCCCGACTCTGTGGCTGGTCACAGAGAACAAGCATTGGGTCCCGCCTGTTGGCAAAAAAGTTTTTATGGAGAAATGAAATGTCTTTCTACGATATATCGCACATCAGCTACAACAACTTGCTTGAGATCACCAAGTATCAAGCGCCGTACAAGAATAGCAACAACGCCTACCCGCTAGGCGACAGACGCTACTCTGACAGACACTTCCGCAAAGAAGAGGATGGGTCTTTCTCGCTGTGGTATGCAGACCGACAAGTAGTAGACGGCTTACTCACCGACACACTGGACGATGGGCAGAAGCGGAACAAAACATATTACGAAGGCCGCAAACTTGCAGTGGTTCATCCAGACAACTCTATCGAGTTTGTATCGAAGCACTACGGGCAAGGCGAAAACATGATGTTGTCAGCCGGACTGCGCGGTCATCTGCACAACGATGCGTCCAAGGGTGGCCTGATGCTTGAACTTGGGAGATACATACATCCTGTATTTATTGGCTTGCGTGTCAACTGTAGAACGGGTGAGGCAGTCACTGACTACAAAGTATTTAAGACTGTTCTTGACCGCAAGAAAGCTAATTCGTACATGAAGCAGTACGAGGAGTTCAGGCGCATTGCTCCAGTGATGTACCAGAGCATGGGCGACAGAGGAATCAATGAGGTGTATGACGATCTGTTGAATGAATACGGGATGGAGAAATTTGTTGATCTTGGCGACAAAGATGTTATGCGTCTTGTCAAAGAGAACAGACCCGTGGATGCTTTATGTGTGGTCGGCATAAAACAAAACTGGAATATCTTATATGAAGCAAGGAGAAGGGCGAATCTCAGAGCCGAAAACCAGCCAGTGCCGGAAGACTCTTACCGACTCTACCCAAGAACCAAGGAGCGCACATTGGCCAGATTTCAGAAAGAGTTCAGGGGCATCGCAGTGGCATCAGAGCCAACGCTGTTTAACTACGAAGAACTAGAAGCAGGCAAGGGTATCTCATCTAGCAAGTGGGACTACAAGATAACTGTAGATGGTAAGCAAGTGGTGCGTATCTAATTTTTAACCAAACGGAGAAAGCAATGGATATTATTTCTGAATTCGCAATCGGTGCGCCGCAGGCGGCACTGGATGATACAACAACCGAGACATGTATTGAGTTGAAGAAGCTCACCAACGAGGTGTGCCACGAGTTCAATCTGCGTGTGTTTGCTGTGAGCCAAGGCTACAGAAGAATTGCTAAGTTGATTACACCTGATGGTGTGCGCTGTGGCCATGTGTCTGTAGAAAAGAACTCAGGCAACAATGATTTCACTTACCTAGTGTGCCTGCCTAGCATCCGCAAACAAAGGGATGGAGCAAAGTCTGGTAGGAACGAGAGGGAGTCTAACAAGATAAGTAGCCTGTTGCGATCTATCAAGAAGAACAAAGAGGAACCTACAACACAGGCGATATACGAAGAACTTAAGAGAGACTATCTCTCACCATTCAATGTCATTGAGAACAAATCAAGATGGGGCGGTCCTACTCTTTCAGTGCCATCAAATCTCCAAGAAGTTATGACAAAACACATTTTAGGTGTTGACACTCATTCGATGAGTATGTACATTGACGAACTCCAAAAAGTTTACAGTGAGCATCAGTTGAAAATGCAGTTATTTAACGAATCAGCCAAAGATTCCGCCCGCTTCCGGCGCGGTGCGACTCTCATCAGCGTAAATAAACCAACTACCGTTGATGACAGCCATTACTATCTCGTAGCAGATGTATCGGTCGCAGACAAAGACGATGTATTCACGTTTCACACCCCCCTGAAACGCTACAGTACTCTCAAAGAGTTACCGATTGCCCCCGTTGTTGCGATGATCAACACATACATGCAGGGCAAGCCGCAGTACGACGCTAGGAACGAACTGGGCCTGTGGTATCACGATCACTTCTATGATGACTTGGACATAGCCGTAGGCTACGCAGGTTCTAGCAACGGACTGTGGGTCGCTATTCCACACGAGGCTCCATGAGAAACGATCCGTATGTGCCTGTGTCGCATGTGCATTGGACAGACCACTGGCGTGTGCCTTTGTGGGTAGACGGTGAGGTGTACAGGATATGCCTTGGCCAGAACTACTACAGACACTACACAGACGACACTTTGCCTGTGATGTTGAAGTCAGCGTTCTCAATGATAAATGCGTTCCCGCCTAACGACGTGGCTATCTGGGAAGTAGACCCGATCTCAGCGTACATCAACAAGCAAGACGAGAAGCTGAACACGATTGGCTGGAGAGTCAACAAACATCTGTACATCATCATTCTCAGCGGTGAACAAATGGAGGAGTTAAATGGCTGATACACCAGAAGCGAAAGTTAAACGCAAGGTCAAAGAAGAACTGGCATCAATCGGGGCTTACTTTGTTTTGCCCGTAACCGGAGGGTTCGGCAATTCAGGGGTGCCTGACATCCTATGTTGTTTCAAAGGCCGTTTCATTGGGATTGAGTGCAAGGCAAACGGCGGCAAAGTTACACGACTTCAACAAGGTCATCTTGACGAGATTGAAAAGCATGGTGGTCTCTCGTTTGTCGTGGACGAACACAACATGAAAATTCTTAAGCAATTAATTTTGGAGAAGACGAAATGAAAAAGACTATGCCTTGGATACCCGTGAATCACCCTGACTTCAAGTGGAGCAGTGGTTCTGATGTGCAAACCCTGTGGCGTAAGTATGGATGGACACCACCAAGCGAGACCATCGTGCCGCCCCCAGTAACTGACAAAGAACCCGCATGGATGAACATGCGGCGTGTCAAATGAAAGCGGTACTTGAGTTCAACTACCCTGATGACGAGCACAAGTTACGCCGAGCCATTCACAGCAACGAAGCGTTCGACACACTGTGGACCATCAGGGACAAGGTGAACAGACGATTCACCCACAAAGCCGATCTCGAAGATGTACTGCGTTATGTCCAAGAGATAACCGATGACGCGCTAAGGATTTCAGGAGAGGATGTATGACTTGGCCGTTCCCACCACCCACTGGCCCCGTGCCGTGGACACCAGAGCAGATCAAACAGTACGAGCAACAAAAGCGCGAGAGCGCAGGAGAAGCATTGTTATGAGACACATACTCTTAACGACTGCACTACTTTGTAGTGGTGCACAGGCGCAGTTCTTAACGGGCAACGACTTGCTGACTCGCCTTAACTCAGACATACCGGTTGATCGTGGTCTTGGCATGGGGTTCATCATGGGCGTGTATGACGCAACGCTGTTAGTTGAGCACTGCCCACCAAACAACGTGACGGCTGGTCAGGTCAGGGACATGGTGGCGAAAAACCTATACAGCGGAGCCGCCGCTAGGCATCTACCCGCTGAAGCGTTTATCACCTACACACTCGGGGCCGCATGGCCCTGCCCCAAGAAAGGAAAAGGCGTATGACTAAAGGCGAAGCGGACTATGACCCTGCTGGCGGCATTCAGGTGTCAAAGGTCTGGTGGGACGGCGAGAAGCTGATGGCTAAACCGATACCGCTTGAAGACATTTACCAGCCAGCACCTGTTCAGGAGCCTGCTGAATGGCTGACCGGATGTCCTGAGTGCGGAATGGACAGCGGTTGTGATTGCGACAGCGGCACATGGAACCCACCCGCAGCACAGCGGCAATGGGTTGGGCTGACTCAGCAAGAACGCAAGGACATCTGGCGAGAAGCTATTGGATGGGGTGACCCATCGCATGACGATATTGGCTTGATGATAGCCATCGAAGCCAAACTCAAGGAGAAGAACAAATGAATGTAGTTGTTTACACCAAGCACGGCTGTCCAAATTGCGTGACGGCCAAGAACCTGCTGGCAAGCAAAGGGCTGGGGTACATCGAGATGCACGACCAGACGGACGAGTTTGAGTTTGAGAAGATGCTCAAGGCTCACCCTGAAGTGCGGCAGATGCCACAGATTTTTATCGAAGGCCAGCGTGTCGGCGGCTTGGCTGGACTGCAAGCGGCATT